TTCGCGAGACAACCGAAACAGTATCTCAAAATTATGGCTACAAGTTTGGGCAAGAAGAAGAAACGTATAACATTGTGGCTGCTCATGGCTACTTTGGTCGCCTTATCTTTCAGTACGCTTCCTTTAATAACAGCCGTAGCCTGCACTTCTTTCTCGCTGCCTGGCCTGTGGTTGGTATCTGGTTTGCTGCTTTAGGAGTAAGCACAATGGCGTTTAACCTTAATGGATTTAACTTCAATCAATCAATCGTCGAATCACAAGGACATGTTGTTAGCACCTGGGCAGACATTCTTAACCGAGCAGGACTCGGAATGGAAGTCATGCACGAAAGAAACGCGCACAACTTCCCGCTGGATCTTGCAGCAGCTAGCACCACATCTGTGGCCTTAACTGCGCCTTTGATCGGATGACTATTATCAAAGAAGATGGTGGAAGGTTAAACACTTACGCTGTCGAACCTATCATGTATTATGACCAAGCAACTAAGGACGAACTTATGAGCAACAACTATGAAAGCCACAACACCAAAGCAGAACGCCTTAATGGTCGACTAGCTATGCTGGGATTTATCGCAGCCATTGGAGCTTATGCCCTCACTGGCCAAATTATTCCAGGAGTTTTCTAAGGTGCGTAGCCAATAACTCTGAATTCCCTACAAGAACTTTGGAGTTATTAACTACCGATTTACTCATCAGACGCCTCCTGATTGCTTCCCAGTCAGGAGGTATAAACAAGTTAAGTTACATTAGGTTTCTCATGGCTCGGCATACTACAGCGACGAGATGTCAGGCTATGACTCAAGAGTGGCGTGAAGCCAAAGCAAAAGTCAATCCTGGTCCCATCTGGAATTATCAGAGGGGTTACAGGGTCCGCGAAGCCGGAAGGCACGAGGACGAAAAAGCGTATCGAGCTTTTCAGTTTTACTTGAATTCTGGCAGTAGTAGAGCGCTGTCTCACACTGCTGAGGCGTGTGGCAATAGTGCTACGACTGTGGCTAAATGGTACGACACCTATGGCTGGGCTAAGCGTTGCGCGGCCTACGACAAACAGCAAATGGCGATTACTTTTAAGGAGGCAAATGCTGTCGAACGTAAACGTCATCGTCGAAATATTCAAGAGTTTCGGCAGGCCAACGAAGATCAAGCTCGAATGATGATGGATGTCAGCTCTGACTTGATGGACGTCGTTCAGAAGCGAATAGAGAAGGCAAGAGAAGAGGATGAGAATATTCCCATGGGCTTGCTCTCTGGTCTTATGAGAGCGGCGGCAAACCTCTCTGACGCTGGTAGGCAGTCTTGGGCCACGTCTCTCGGCGTATCCGAATTAATGCAGGTGGTAGATCAGGAGCTAGAAGAAGCGGCTCAGATAGAAGACGTTGATGTTTACGAAATTCCCATCGACGAATAATTTATGGCAGTCAAGAAAGGTAACGACTACCTCGAAAGAGCGTCCTTAGGTCAAGGCCTCGTAAAAGAGATCAAACACAAGAAAGCTGAGAAAGGACCGGGAAAAAATGTCGTCTTGTGGAAATTTATTCGCAAAGTATTTCCTCAGTATAAATTTTACAAATTTCATGCTAAAGTCATCGAACAACTGCAGAGAGTCATTGACGGAGAATGCAATCGACTTATACTTCAGGTCCCGCCGAGACATGGAAAGAGCCTCCTTGCATCGCAATTACTTCCTGCTGCTTATCTTCTTGCTCATCCCGACCGTCATGTGGGTATCAGCTCTTACTCCGCAGAGCTTGCCGAAGGGTTCTCCCGTAAGGCAAGGGGCTATTTCAAGGAAGGCGGTGGTCTGCTAAGCGAGGAAAGCAAAGCTGTCAATGCTTGGGGAACAGAAGGAGGAGGCGGTTTGTGGGCGGCAGGTGTTGGCGGTGCCGTAACTGGCCGATCTGGACATCTTCTCATCGTTGACGATCCTGTAAAAAACAGAGAAGATGCTGAGTCTTCTAGGATAATGGAAAAACTTAATGACTGGTACACTTCAACGCTCTACACAAGACTGGAGCCTCACGTTGGCGCGATCGTCATTATTCAGACGAGATGGTCCGAGAATGACATGATTGGCCAATTATTGGACAATGAAAAGAATGTTTCCGAGAAAGGCCGAGAAGGATGGACGATCGTTGATCTTCCAGCATTATATGAAGACAAAGATGATCGACCAAAGCTGCCTGAACACTGTCCTGTCATAGAAGATTGGCGATCGGAGATAGGAGAAGCCTTGTGTCCCCAGCGATATGATACAGACGCATTAGAGAGAATCAGAGAAGCTATTGGATCAAGAGATTTCGCTTCTCTGTATCAGCAAAGGCCAGCCCCAGAAGGCGGAAACCTGTTCGCTCCTGAATGGTGGCAATATTACAGCTGGGATAGTAATCTGCCCGATTTTCAAAGAGTGATGCTTTCAGTTGACTGTACTTTTACGAACGCTAAAAACAGTGACTATGTCGTAGGCACAGTCGTTGGGCAAGCTGGAAATTCTTTTTATGTTCTGGACTTAGTAAGGGAGAAGCTTGACGTAGTGGGAACGATGGCAATGATTGCCAGGATGTACAAAAGGCATGCTCTGTCTGGTTGTGTTATTGAGCTCGCTGCGTCGGGTTATGCTGTTTATCAAATGATGCAAAAACGAATACCAGGCCTGATTGGCTTTAAGCCTGAGAAAAGCAAAGAGGCAAGGGCTTCTGGAATCGTGCCTTTAGTGGAAGCAGGTAATGTTTATTTACCTGTCAGCGCAACTTGGCTGGATGCTTTTTTAAATGAGTTTGCTTTGTTTCCAGCATCTAAGAACGACGACATGGTCGATAGCTTGACGATGGCTTTGAATTATTGTGCTCAGCGATCAGCCCCTCAGGCAACTTCGGTGACCTGGGGTAGAGGAGATCGCGTATTACCAAACGCTTCAAAATATAACGCATGGTAAACTGAAGATAAAGAAGGTTTACATGGCACGTCGCCCTGCTAAGTTTACAATGAATAACGAGCAGCGTAAGCTTGCTGCAGACAATCTAAACCTAGCAAGGAGAGAAGCTTGGAGACTTCAAAGAACTACTGAGATCGATTATCACACCTTGGAATCAGTAGCATTCGAGGGGTTATGCAAAGCGGCTTATCGTTATGACGCCTCAAGGCCTCATCCTATTACGGGAAAGAGCATGAAGTTCTCCAGTCTGGCGACACCAACAATTCGCGGGGAGTTACTTCATTGGATAAGAGATAGGACTTACGCACTTAGACTGTCGCATAAAATGAGAGAGCGATGGGTCAAGGGGCGAAAGCTCCTTTACAGAGGAGCAAGTGATATCGAGGTGGCTGAAGAGCTTGGGATCGATCGTCAGGAGTGGCAAGAAATCCGCAAGGTTTGTTCTGGTCCTCCCCTTGAGCTAAAGGAGCAGGCGAAGCCCTCAGAGCCTTTGACGGCTAGTGAAATCGATTTCGGTGCCATGTATCTAGAGTTAGCGTCGTCAGCCATGGAAGAGCTAGAGGATCAATCTGAGGTCCTTGATCGATTGGAGATATATCTAAGCGGAACAGGATCTCGTCTCCCTACAGAAGCTATCGACAGGTTGCTTTCCATCGCAGGCTGCAGAGAGACTGATTGGTCCGAAGCAGGGATCGAACTGATTGATGGCTGTCAGAAACTGGCCAACAACCGCTATCAGCCAAATCTTTTCTGATACACTGGCTAGAGCCTTGCGGGCAATGGTCTATGGCAATTACTCAAAAGACGCTTCAGGCTATAAAAGCAGCGCCATTGTCTACCGTTGTGGAAGCGACAGGAGGCTTGCTGAAGAAGGTAGGGCATGAATTCGTGACTCAATGCCTCTGGCATGAAGATACCAACCCCTCGTTGACGATTAGTGATCAAAAGGGGTTTTGTTTCTGTCATGTTTGCAGGGGGGGCGGAGATGTTCTTGACTATGTACAGAAAAGGAAAGGGCTAAATCTGAGGGACGCCGCTGAGCTAGTCGCTAGCGTTCATGGCATAGCTTTTGAAACGGATGACGAAGATTCGGAGCATGCAAGAGCAAGACGTGCCGCTTTTGCTCAGAATCTTGCGAAGATTGGCAGCATCCAAGAAACGTTTAGAAGTAACTGGACGGATCCTAGGGCGAGTAGAGTCCATGAGATATGGCTCGCGAGAGGATTGACTAAAGAGGCTTCTAAAGAGTTTGAAATAGGATACGCGCCTAATGGAGAATTTGCCGGAAGGATTACTATCCCGATCTATGATTACAAAAACCGACTTGTTGGATGGACTGGTCGAGCCACGAAAGAGGGCCAAAGCGCGAAATACAAGAACAGTGCAGATAGTGACATCTTTCACAAAAAGCTTCTTGTATTTAACGAACCACGGGGACTGGAAGCAGCTAGAGAAGCGGGATGTCTTATTTTTGTTGAGGGACATCTAGATGTTCTTAGTATGTGGCAGGCTGGAATTCGCAACGTGGTTGCCATGCAAGGCACTGGAGCTCCTGACGTTTCGGTTCTAAAAAGGTTGTCTCGTAGTGTAAAGAATTTTGTGTTATGTTTTGATGGAGACGCCGGAGGTAGAAAAGCGGCTGAGCAGTTCCTTTCTGTAGGTGGCCCTATGGCTATGTCTGGTGAGATAAATATCAACATATCAACTTTGCCAGAAAAGAAAGATCCCGACGATATACTTAAAGAAGGTGGAGACTTGTACAGCTTAATAGCTAGCGCTCCGTCATGGCTTGATTGGGTCATAGATACTTGGGCCGTAGATCTGGACAAAGAGAATACGTCTATGGTTACAGAAGTAGAAAAGAGATTAAGGCAATTGATAAATGGATTACATTCCAAAGCGCTTCGAACTCATTACATAGACAAAGCCTCACGGATTTTATCTATTAACGAAAAAGAAGCAGAAAAGATCAGCAAAGAATGGGGCAGTGCAGAGTATCGTCAACAAGTAAAGGCTTGGGAGCCAAGAGCTCCACATGAGATTCGATTAGCAGCAGAGCGTCGACTGTTGAGGATCTTCATTCACTGCGAAGACCAACGGGTAAGACTAGCTCCACTAGTTGAGCAAATAACAAACCCAGCTTTGCGGTGGCTCTGGGAGCGTCTTAAAGAGCTGGACAATTGTTCTTCGATAGATCTTACTCCTCATAGTGCAATGGCTGTTGTCGCTGTAGCCGAGCCGCACTACATGCAGCAACTACGGGCTTTGATTAGGCCGAATGTTTTTGTCGATACTAGTGAAGGAGTGATAGAGCATCTTAATGATATACTGGAAAGGGAAGCTCTGATCAAAGAAAGGAATGAGTCTGACACCGATTAGTCACCTAAGAGAAGAAATCCTTGACCTTTACGAAGTCCATGGGTCCTATCTCGGAGCAGCAACTGCTCTTTACGAGAAATATCCATATTTGGCAAAGCCCAACCAATTAAGGTCTTATATAAAAACAGAGATTCAAGCTATCGAGCCTGATGTCGAGATGCTTACGGAGACAGTCCGATTAGCAAAAAAGAATCAAGAACTACAAGACTTGAGTCGCATTCAAAACAAATCATTCAGAGATTATGCTCGAATCGAAAACTCGGTCCATGCTTACAGTGAGTCAATCCTTGCCGAGCTTCAGCTCCATGGTTCTAGGCTTAGTGATCTCCCTCGGCGTAATGGGCCTCTTGACCCTTCCTCTGCTGTTATCGTCGTCCATCTCTCAGACAACCACTGGAACGAATTAGTTAATCTACCTAGTAATCAGTTTGACTTCGAGATTGGATCTAAACGATTGCAATTATTTGCTCAAAAGATAAAGCTTCAGGGCAAAGCGTATGGAGCACAGCGGATCGTGGTGTTTTTTGGGGGAGATCTCATGAATAGCGATCGTCGGCTAGACGAACTACTTGCTATGAGCACAAACCGTGCTCGTGCAACGCTGTTAGCTGTACACCTTTACAAACAGTTTTTAATGGACTTACGAGCAGATTTTTTCGTCGACTGTTTTGGAGTTACAGGCAATGAGTCACGAGCAAAAGAAGATCTAGGATGGGTCGATATTGTCGCTACCGATAGTTATGATTTCACGATTTACAGTATGCTTCAAGCTGTTTTTGATGCAACAAAGGATAGGGGAATGAGATTTCACGATTTTCAAGCTAACGAAGTTGTTTTTCAAATTCACAATCAAACGTTCTTAGGTCTTCACGGGCATCAAATCTCTGCAACAGATCAGAAGAAAGTTCAAGCCATGATTGGGAAATATGCAGCCAAGGGCATTAATGTTACTCACATTCTCTGCGGTCACATCCATAGCACTATCGTTTCGGACTACGTTTCTCGAAACGCCAGTCTCGTGGGTTCTAACGCCTATTCTGAGGAGGCACTGGGATTTGTCTCGAAAGCCGCGCAAAATTGTCATGTTGTCACGCCTCAGGGGCTTGACGGAATCAAATGTGACCTGCAAAAAGTCGAGAATATTGAGGGTTATGAAATTATTGACAAGCTTGTTGAGTACAATGCTAAGTCAGCCGGAAAAACGGGAGAAGCTGTTCTCAACGCTAGACCTGTGGTTCGAGTGATTTAAGAGATGCCAAGGTACTGTGCTTAATCCTGCGAAATTGCTAACGAACTATGAAAAACGTCACCATCTATACTCTTTCGAACTGTAAGTGGTGTCTTAAGGCTAAGAGGCTTCTTGAACTCCTCAAGGTATCCTACACAGAAGTCAATGAAAAATTTGACGGTTACCCTACCGTTCCTTATATTGTCGTAGACGGTAAGCCCATAGGTGGCTTTACCGAATTCGCGGCTTATTGTCGTAAGCTTTAAATTACTATGAATTTCCGATCTATCTTGACCCCTGCCCTTTTCGCTTCTTTAGCTTTTGGGGGGCTGGGGTCTTTTCCTGTTCAGGCAGCAAGTTCCAAAAACTTTTGCCTAAATCCTCACCACAGAACTGTCCGCGACCGTCTAAAGCCTTTGGCAGACCTAATCGCAAGAGGAGAAGGAAACTACAACTCTGTGAATCGTGGGTATGCTGGCGACACCCCTGGAGGTATTCAGTCTTTAACTGGGATGACCTTCGAGAACTACACAGTTGGTCAGATAGTATCGTATCAGCACAGTTGGCTTCATGCTGTTGGTCGCTATCAGTTGATTCCTTCTACATTTCGTTTTGCTGTAGCCAATTCAGACGTCAGCCCTCTGGACATGTTCACTCCCGAGGTTCAGGACAAGCTGATGGTGGCCTTGGTCCTGAACAAGAGACCTGCTGTTGGTGATTACCTTAAGGACCGACACGACTCACTGGGACTAGCCATGGATGAAATGGCTAGAGAGTGGGCTTCTATTGAATACAGAAGCGGGAGAGGCTACTATGATCACACTGGAGGAAATCGCGCTCACATTTCCAGGTCTCACCTTGCAAAAGTATTACGCAAAATTAAAACTGATTGGTACTTCATTACTTAGTTTTGAACTAAATCATTATCAAAAGGATACTCCATGATTTCTAACTACACAGTCATCTACGAGGATGGAGCTGGACACAGAAGAGAGTTCTACCTTAAAGCTAAATCAATAGCTCATGCTACTGTTTCGGCTAGAGAATTACTACCTGATTGTGTCACCATTGTCCGCGCTTATCACAATCCGTCTTGGGATTAATCCATGCAAATAACTTATTCTTTTTTAGTCGTTTTAGTTTGTTGCTTTTACCTGTGGCCACAAGAAACAAGTAATAGTATTGCAGCTGTCTCCCTAAAACTTCAGATTTATTACATAAATTACAGAACGAAATGGATGGCGTGGAAAATGTACTGTCAGTTAAAGAAACTATGCAAAGAGTCTGGGTTCCCAGATCCCGGCCCGTTTACATTTGTAAACATATGGGAAAGAGATGTACGGTAACCTGATATACTTGCAAAGTCTCCAGTTAGACTGCTTACGATGGCCTTTTTCGTCAAAACAAACTCTCAAAAGCCTGGACCCAAGAAACGCACTTCTATTGGAAACGGCTTACGCAAACTTGGTAGCTACAAAAAGAAAAGCCAAAAGCCTTCAAGGGGCCAAGGCAGAAAATGATTCAGCCCTTGCTTTGCACAGACCAAACTCTTTATGCCTTATGACTTGCGAACCACCCTGCAAGAAATGCCAATGCGTCAAAGTCTGCGATCACTTAGAGCTCGACGACGACTTCTACTTTGAGTATGACTACAGTGCCTTAGCATCTGAAACACTTAGGTTCTTCAAAAAACAAGGTTACGACTAATGTTTAATCTTTTCCGTAAACAGAACTATTTTCATTACGAAGTAATTTATCGTTACGGCAGTCGTCCATTTTTCTCTCGCGCAGTAATTAAGGCTTCAAGTCGTCACAAAGCTCATCGAAGCTTTGACACTGATCCTAATTTCGAGGGGTGTACTCGCGTCTGTGACGCCATCATCCTTGACAGTCGGCGTTTAGCAGAGAGAGGCTAAGTCGCTTGTGTATTATCGCGTGCGAATTTTGACCAACCCTCTCTTGCCTGCAGGTAGTGACAAAACGGCATCGATGGTGCATAATGAAGAGGCAGAGGCAGACAACCCCCATGACCGGCTTCAACTACACAACCCGCCAGGATGTCCTTGACACCGTCACTGTTCACACCCTGATTGACGTCGAGGGCTCCATCAAGAGCTTCAAGCGCAGCTGCCGCCCCGCTGGCCGTGGCCGCCCCACTCGCCGTGGCACTCGTCTCATCAACTTTGACGGCCTGACCATCGAGGTCAAGATAGGCGAATCCTGCCTGGGTGCTGGCGGCTTCGGAATGACCACCACCCTCCTCCTGAACGGGAAGCGCACCACGATCCAGAAGATCGCCAAGGCCCACCTCGCCTGCAGGTAATTTCCTCGGCCCTTCGGGGCCCTTCTCCTGTCCTGATTAGAACCCTGACCAATGAGATCCTCCCATCCCACCGGGCTCCACTTCCATCGCCGCAACCCAGACCCCCGCAGGGGGAGCCATGGCGACTGCGTGGTCCGCGCCATCACCCTGGCCACTGGCGACCCCTACGACTACGTGTTCCAGCAGCTCCACCGGCTGATGGAGGGCTTCAACCGCTCAGGCACGCCAAACGGCGGAGTCCCGAACAGCATCTCGAGGCATTGGATGCGCCGCCAGGGCTGGGAGTGGTATCCCCTTCCGGCGGGAACCATCTTCAAGGCTGCGAACATGCCGGAGCTGTGCATCGCCTCCCAAGCGACTCATCTTGTGCTGGTCGCTAACGGTTCCATCTGGGACACCTGGGACAGCCGGGGCAAGCGCCAGAAAAAACTCGAGGGTTACCTTGCGCCCCTTGGTGCCGGAGCGACGATCGCCGAGTGGATTAAAACAGAATGTTGCATCGCTTGACAGCCTCGGGTAGCTGATTTAGAACAGGGACATCAGCAACCCAGACAGACGACCACCCGCACCCAACACCATGACTACCACCACCTACAGCCCTCAGGCGATCAACCTCGCAAACTTTGAAATAGGAGTTCAGTTTCACCTTCCTACAGATGACCTTCATTGGATCCCTAACGGATTCGAGACAGTCACTTTAGTAGTCGACAGGCAAGACCTGGAAGACGACAAGTACGACACCTTGAGCTGTGCCGCCGAAGCGTGGTGCGACTCAAAAGGATACTCCTTCTTTCAATTGATCGAAGAGCCATAGCCAACGAACGAATAACAACCTGCTGAGAAGCCCTCAACCCATCGGGGGCTTTTTAGTGTATGATCTCCTGGTAGACTACCTTCACGCAAAAAAAAACATCACATGTCAGAATTCCGGTCAGAAGCTCCATCAGCAGAAACAGTCTTCTATCGCACTTATAGTCGCAGGAAAGCAGACGGCACTAGGGAAAACTTCCAAGAGGCTATGACCCGCACGGTCAAAGACCTCGCTCGAATTGGCAACTTCACCGAGCAAGAGACCGCGCACGTTACAGAGCAAGCTTTGTCTCAGCACGCTTTTCCTTCTGGTCGTGCTTTCTGGGTGGCCGGTACTGACTGGAGTAAAAAGGCTGAAAATTTTAGCGGTTACTATAACTGTACCTCCACTCATATTGAAGACCTTGAGGCTTTTGGCTTGCTCGTCGACTTGGCCATGCAAGGGTCTGGGACTGGAGCTGTTTTAGAGGAAAACGTTGTTTCAAAATTGCCTCCAATTCTTCGAACATTGCATTTAGAAAGTGTTTCAGAGATAGGAACCGGACTTGGACTAGAAGAAACCAAGATTATTTGGGATAACAAGAACGTTCATATTCGCGTAGGAGATTCCCGAAAAGGTTGGAAGGATGCGTATATGGCTCTTCTTTCTCAGGCGACTAGAAACTTAGCCGACAAAGATTGTTACGTTTATATAGACCTAGGACAAGTCAGGCCTAGTGGCAGGAGACTAAAAGGGTTCGGAGGAACCGCCAATCCGATTAAGCTCCCTAGTTTATTCGGTAAGGTCATCGATGTCTTGAATGGAGCCACTGGCCGTCAACTGACGACCATTGAAGCCTGCCTTCTAATTGATGAGGCAGCTACTTGTATTGTGGCTGGCAACATTCGTCGTTCTGCTGGCATGCGTCAGTTTTCGGAAGGTGATTCGGAAGCAGCTACTGCAAAGCTAGGACTTTACTCTCAGGACGAATCAGGTAATTGGCGGGTGGATCCGAAGAAAGAAGCTCTTCGCATGGCTAACCACACCAGATGCTATCATCGCAAACCCTCTTACGAGGAGGTCGAGGCTGCGGTTCGCATGCAATTCGAGTCTGGAGAAGGCGCTATTCAGTACGTTCCTGAGGCTATCGCTAGAGCTAATGCTGATCTCCTGAATACAAACACTCGCAAGAACACTTTCCTGAGGGCTTATGCGCTTGAGGGAGGTCGTCGCAGCTATGCTGAGAACGTGCTCAGGACCTACTCCGCTATCGACGGTCTTAAGTTGACTGATCGCGAGTTTTCACATCGGATGGATCGCTATGGTCTTAATCCCTGTGGAGAGATTATCGGTCGCGATTTCCACTGCAATTTGGCTGAAGTTCACCTCAACACTATCGATCCTAACGACCATGAAGCACAAGACGCCGCTTTTTATGCCGCTGGACTTCAGGTCGCTGCGTTATTACAGCATGAGTTCGTCCATGAAAGGTATCGGTACAGTCGGGAGATCGATCCAATCGTTGGTGTTTCTTTCACTGGCTTTTTTGATTTCATGGTGCATTCTTGCGGCTACGACTGGCTGAAGTGGATGATGGAAGGCCGCGAAGGCAAGAGAGCAACGGACATGTATGAGTCTACTGAGCGTCGCTTCCTAAAACGCTGGCGCAAGGCAGCACATAAGGGAGTTTGCGATTATTGTGAGAAGCACGATATCCGACTGCCTAACCGAATCACCACTGTCCAGCCTGCAGGAACCAAGAGCTTGCTTACAGGTGCTAGTAGTGGCTGGCATCCTCCCAAGGCTCAAAGGTTTATTCGTCGCATCACTTTGGGTGTTAAAGACCCGCTTGTTCCGGCTTTGATCGAAAAAGGATTTAGTATTATTCCAGCACAATCGGCCCGAGACGAAGAAGGAAATCTCCTTGACGATATTGCCGATCCTCGTGTGCAAGAGGTATTGGTAGAAATACCTACCGAAGTAAGCTGGGCGAATGTCCCAGGGTGTGACTCATTCGATTTGGCTCAATTGCCAGTAAAGGCTCAATACGGTCTCTATATGCAAGTACAGCGTCACTACACGGATCACAACACTTCTGCCACTATCGAGCTAAGGGAGAACGAAATTGAGTCCTTAGCTAAGCTCATTCATGACGACGTCAAAAACGACAATGGCTACATATCTGCCGCTCTTTTAGCAAGGTTCGACGTTGATGGAGGGACGTTCCCTCGGCTCCCCTTCGAACCAATCGATAAAGAGACTTATCAACGACTCGTCGCCATTCAACAAGCAACAGAGTCTGAAGAGCCTTTCCTTGATATACTGAATAAGTATGACTCAGAGGAATGGTCAATCGAATCAGTAGCTGGTTGCACGAACGCAAGCTGTATAGCCAAAGCAGAAGCGGATGAACGGCAAGGCAAATGAGTTGGAACAACGCTCATGTCAACAAGGTCACGTATCCAGATCATCCCGATCTGGAGCAGGCTTTGGGTAATTTCAGGAACCAATACATTTGGTATCAACAGCAGATCAAGTATCGCAAAACGAGAGGGGTCGATTCGGCTCCAGTCGAAAGCGCTTGGTCTTCTTTTCTTAAGCTTCGCAAAAAGTACTTCTCCGTTTAAGGTAAAACCGTGGCAACCATTGTTGACTATCAGATCAGAAGACTTTGTCGCACACATGGCATCGTTGAACCTTTTGATCCAGAAATGGTAAATCCAGCTTCAATAGATGTAGTCCTTGGCCCTATTGTCAAGGTTGAAAACGACAGCGGAGAGTTTACTCCATTCAACATCGAAAAAGAAACTTTCTACATGCCCCCTGGATCATTTGTTCTCGCAAGTACTGCTGAATGGATAAGAGTTCCTAATCACATGGAATGTATCTTTCATCTCAAGTCATCTCGTGCCAGAGAAGGTTATGAGCACGCTTTCGCTGGCTACTGTGACGCAGGGTTCCAAGGAAATGTCACACTCGAACTCAGCAATTTGCGACGTTTTAAAGAGCTCCCATTGAGAGCGGGGATGAGAATGGGACAGCTTCGGTTTATGAAGCTAGATAGTACTCCCTTACGCCCTTATTCTCTCACTGGCCGTTACCAGAACGACGAGGGAGTGCAGGAGAGTAAGGGTTAAGGAATCCTAGTAAGGCTAGGTAGCGAGACGCGCCTGGGTTAAACATCACTTATGGCGCGACGCCTACCATCGCAGCGATTGCTATGTCTCACGGAATCCAACATCCCATCAATGATCCATCACTGGTCAGTTATCATCGTCCAGAACTTGTCAAGCTGCTTCCTCAACTAGAACAGGCCCATGACTGCTGGACACTTCTCAATGCGGATGGACTCGGAAAATCAAAAGAAAAATACTTGCAACGAGAGCCAGCAGAACCCAATGCCGCTTATTTGGCTCGCTTGGATCGATCTACCTACACTCCGATCTATCGTGATTCTATCCGTTCTTATGCTGGTTTGCTGAGTCGCTTCCAAATCATCGACGCTCCCCCTAGTATGGAGGCGAATGACGACAACGTTGACCTGCAAGGCTCCAGCATGCAGAGCTTTCTCACTATGGTTGACGAGGCCGTACTTCGTGACGGAGGCAGCTTTGTCATGGTGGACATTATGCCAGAAGGCGAGGCTGAAAACTTCTTTGATCAGATGAGCGATGGCCGTCATCCTTATCTCGTAAGCATTAAACGTGCTGATGTAATTAATTGGAGTATTAGTTATGAGCGAGGATCCGAATCGGTAAATCATGCAACCATTCGACAATTGAGATCCATCCCAGACCCCGAGGGTCGCTTTGGCTCAAGGATCGAACCTGTTTACTATGTCCTGACGCCTGGAAAAGTAGAGACTTACAAGCTTGTCAAGACTGACGTCAATCGCTGGGCCAATCAAAAGATAGACGAAGTGTCTACGAGTCTGCCTATTGTCCCTGTCGTTTGGTACGGAGCCACAACTAATAGATTTGCTCAAGGGGATCTGCCCATGGATGGCTTAGCTGATCTCAGCATTCAACACTTTCAGATGCGCTCCGATCTGGCCGAGTTGCTTCATAAGTGCGCTATGCCTGTTCCTGTAAGGAAAGGTGCTCCTATAGGCCCTGACGGCAGGCCTGCGCCACTGGTTCTTGGGCCGAACACTGCCGTTGACTTGAACACCGAAGGTGGTGACTTTAGCTTCGCCGAACCTACAGGCAAATCGCTTGAGCGTCACCAGTCAGAGATTAGACATGTAGAAGAGCTTATGGATCGCAGTTCCTTGAACTTTCTCTATGGGGCTAATGTCAAGACAGCCACTGAAGCGTCCCTGAGGGCCTCTCAGGTCACTTCTAGCGTTGCTGCTCTGGTACGGAACAAAAGTGCCATCTTCGGCGTCATCATGAGGCTCTGGGCGTGGTATGCGGGGGAACGTTCAGCCATTACGAACGAGTCAGGACTTGCTATTAACGACTCTCTGATTAGCAAGCCCCTGGAAGCCTCTGAAATGGCACAACTTGTAAATCTTTATTCGAATCAATTGCTTTGCAGAAAGACAGTTCTTGACGAATTGCAGCGTGGTGGAGTCCTTGATCCCGACCTAGTTATTGACGAAGAGATTCAGCGTATCGAAAATGATCAGGAAGACGTGGCCAATCGTGTGGTTAAAACCGAACCACAGGAGCCTGAACCTCTTTCTCCAGATGGTATACTGGCATAGGCTAGTAAAGACTCGAAGATGAAAGGACCTGAAACACCAGAAGTTGTAGCTCGTTTTTCTTTCAAAAAAGATCGAGCTCACGAATTTAATGAAGATGGTCGCCAAGTAGTAGAAATGGATAATCTCACTATTGAGGAAGTCATAAAATTCAGCAAAGAGTTCTGTGATTCCCTTGATAACATATGCATCTTGATTGATGGCAGCGAGGTTGTTTACATGACAGACTATTTATATGAAAGTTCTCAGGAAGGCCTTGAAGGAGTTTAGCTGCTACAATCCTGCTGACTCATCCTTGCTATGCTTAAAATCAGTAAAAAAGTGCGCTCTCATGGGGGTAGCTTCGTTTACGAAATAATGGCCCCTGTCTGTGTACTTTATGACAGAGAGGAGCTTCCATGGCCTTCCTGTTCCTTGAGATGGAAAGGGAAACAGCCTTCTTGGAACAGACAAGGTCGGCGATTTGTCCCTGATCTTGCGGCTTCAAGGTGTCCAGCTTACGCTGTTAAAGCGACTGACTTATGGGGATGTTGCTGGGAGCAAATCCTGATTATGTACGATCAAAGGCTAAGCCGTCAGGAAAAAGATTTTTGGTACTGGCGGTACAAACCAAACCAACAACCACCCAATTATGTTGAATTATAACAAGCCTCTTAGAGGGATTGACTGGTCTGCTATCTTTAAGAAGAGGCCAAGCCTCAATCCTCCAGGCTACAATCAACTACTAGAACAAATCCGACAGGAAAAGTCCAATGGAAAAGATGTTTAACGCTTGCAGGCTTTTGGCTGATTACATTCAGCAGCTTGAATTGGATGAAGATCTTTACAAAGAGCTAGAATTTCTTCGCAATGAATTCGTGGTCATGCTAAGAGAAGAAGGTAATCAGCAGGAACTTTTCTCTGATTTCAATCAATCAAATGATTTTACGGCTTGACGAAAACTTTTTTTTACAACCGAGATGACACGTTCCAATCGCGCCCTCACTCAATTCGCTGTGGATAAGCTTATTGAGTTCAATAACAATCCAAAGCCCGAGCCTTTTACCGAGACCCAAGGCAATACTACTGTTTCGGTACACATTGACAGGTTCAATGACGAAGTGACTTTTCAAGTCTTTTTATTCGGTCTTTCAATGTTTGAAGTTTCAGAGCAATGTTTAATTGTACGAAATGGTGGATTCTTTGACTCAAAAGGTCGTCCGTCTAGAACGACTCGTGAGCGACTAAATGGGCTGCTCGACGCTGCGGGCACTCTTGGGCTTATCCCAGAGGGTGTCCGTGCCTTCTTGGCTAACAACGGTCAAAAAGACACATGCCTGGTAGGCAAGGCCAGCAATGTTGGCGTCTTAGATGCTCAGTCATCCGATCGAGTGATTGCTCGAAACAAAGATCAGCTTTTGATTTTTTAGTAATCAGGTATCCTGAAGGTAAGCGTTGAGCTGTAGTGCATACTATTGCTGCAGACCGATCTGGAGGGAGCAACGGACCTTTAGACACTGTGGAGTAATCCCGATGAACACTTTAAATTTGATTCGTAACGGTCTCAAAAAGAAAATTCGCTTAAACCAAGCTCAGTTTTATTTGAGCAAGGCCTATCGCGGAATCGACTACACGTCAGCCCATCAAGCTCCAACTTTAGACAATCCGGCTGGCTACAAATACAGGGGGATTGATTATAAAAAGTAGGAACCCTGTCCGGTATTGCTAACAAGTGATCCGAAGCACCCAATCAAGAGGCAAACTGAATAGAGAATGATTCGTCTTATGATTCTTTGTTCTGTCGTTTACCTCTTGATCTGTCTCGCAATCGTCCAAACCTATTGGCTTTTTTATGTCTGAATCAACCATGAACAACTGCTCTATTACTGTCGAGGCCTACCGAAATGGTCGGGTGACTAGGGGCTTATTTGCTTTGGAAGATCACTGGTCTCTCGATGAAGGTTTCATTGTCAACCCTAGAAAAAACAGTTATGATACCGTTGTGTGTACATTAAAGAATCTAGACTTCGGTTTGTACGATGCTCAAGGAATTGATTACATTGCTAGTCTTCTCAATTGCCTCTCTAGCGATATTATTTCCGCCTACTTAGAGGAATGATCAATGAATAGTATTTATAACGTTACTTACCTTACGAAGCAAGGAAAACGTGACTCTATGCACATTATAGCTAATGATGCTAATGACGCTAAAGACAAAGTCTCAAAACTTCCTGAACGTTATGCTCCGGTAAAAGTTGTACTGACTTATGGTATTGATCATGAATGAAGGCATCAATGAAAGCTGGACGACTTATTTAGGTCGTTCTCTTAATGAGATGCAGTCAAGCCAGGCTCCCGAAGGCCATGTTTTAAGGGTCGAAGGAGCTCTTATTGAAGCCATTCAAAATGTGCGGCACATCCGCCGATGCTACAACAAGTCCAATAAAAAAGAAAATCAATGAACTTCACTCTTGACATCGAAGATTTCACCATCTTATTGAATGCTCTTCATTACTACAAGCGAATAGAAAAATGTGGGAACTTTCAAGCTTACGACGAAAAGCGAATAAACGATCTTCGTGACAAGATGTCACAACAGCTTACAAATCAAAACCTATGACATCCCAAGAAAGCGATTATTCACGTTTTGAAGTGTCCTTAGACTCCATAGGCTTGAGAATACTTCTCGATGCTGTAACTTACAGGCTTGAACGTTGGCCAGGAGGAGATCCTCAAGAGCAAGAGAACCTGCACAGGATGAGGACCGTCTTGCAAGCCATTGTCTTAGAGGCGCACTTTGACTCTTCTTAGCCGATAGCACTTGACAATTCGCTTCAAAGCCTTTACTGTTGGGCATACCCAACAAAGGTCTCACAGTGAACAACCACGAGCTCGTCAGTCAAATCTTGAATACAGCTGGTTCTCAATTCGTTTCCGTCGTTTTCGAAAAAATTAACGGCGAAAAACGTCAATTAACGTTTAATCCAAAGCACATTGGAGAAATCAAAGGTACAGGTTCAAAATGCCAAGACCCTAACATCTTTCGTATTATGGACATTAATTTAAAGCAGTGGCGTAGTTTTGACGCTCGCCGTGTTATCTCCATTAAGGTCTCAGGTCAACTGACAGAGCTTAATAAAGAAGCTGCGTAAGCTGTCCTTTAGCTTTTTACACGGATTTCTACTATGAGTCTTATTGCCTTACTGGTTGGCTCGATTGGAGTCGGCCTATTGTTTACAGTCATACCCTTAAGTCTTCATTTTTTGTCCGAGAAAGAAAAAGAATGAATAGAATATCCTTGTTTACACTGATTCTTTTTCTTGTAGTGTTTGACGTTTTATTCCTTACGGGTAAAGTTACTCCAGAGAAAGAGCGACCGCCTTCTTGCTGGAAAGCTTCTCCAGAATTGGTAACATTCTAACAAACAAACCTTGTCAAAAATGAAAGACCATGCCAACTCAACAGCCTTGCAATGGTTCCGTCGCAGCTTAGGGGATTGGAAGAGTGATCGACGTTATCTTTTTGCTCCCTCTTTGAAACCTGCAAACATGGTAACTAATTTCACTGTTAGTGAGGGGTCTAACGGCAATCAGTTCGTCATTCAATGGGAAGGACAGACTTCTGGCACTATGGAAACAGAACTCAACGGACTCGTGCTCAGCAGGTCGAGGGACTACTTTGGAGAAGAAAACCATTCCAGCACAGTAGAAGTCGTTGATAACGATTGCATCGTGCTCCGCACCGCTTATGATGGCATGAAGATTCGGGAAGAGATTAGGCTCCTTGTAGAAGACACAGTGCGCCTCAGGCAGACTATCGGCATTGACGAAAAGACTGGAAATGTTCGATTATGTGGTCAGTACTTCGAGCAAAGGGTTTAATAAGCCATGAGTTTATTAAAGGATTCAACCTTTTCCGTTCATTACCGAGGAGACAACAATCAGGAACTTGTTTACAAGGTTTCAGCTCGATCTAAAACTCATGCCATGATTCTTGCTATGGAAGATCTCGAAAGCTTACGGTTCAATCCACATAACATTGACATTGTAATCAGAGAGGATTTAGTCTAATGAAACAAAGTGTAGTAACTGTTTTTGAAAACACCACGGAGCAGGAAATCCTTGAGCTGAACAAAGATCTGCCTACAGATTTACATTTGATTGAATATGAAGAAAACAATCAATTCTTTCTGGATGCTGTAAGAGCATACAAGAAATCTGATGTTTTTGACATCTATTATGATCGCCTCAACGAAAAGGCGAAAAACAATGAGATCACAAGTTTTTCTATCCTTTCAATAAGAAACGGATATGGATCCATATTACCTAGGACCTGGGAGGTATCATGACAGACTCTTCTGATGATTTACAATTGACACACTTTAGTTCGATTGATCTTGGGCTGACAACTCCTAAGATCACTTATGTCGAAACAGATGATTTTTCTGGTTTTCAGTGGGACCATGAAGATCCTGAACTAATTGCTGCGGGTATCAACGAGATAACTGCAGAAGAATGGGCTGAAATTGTTGATCGTTATCTTTTTGAATATGGGTAAGTATGATTTCGGTGGCCTCGAAAAGCATCCTGCTAACATTTTGAGGCTAATCAGTGAGCTAGAAGGAGCTTATCAGCTTTGTAAGTACATGGGCTTCAAAGAAGACATGGAGATTCTTGACGGTATGAAAAAGCCGTATTATAAGCTTTATTTTAAACTCAACAAAAAACAATCACAGAAACTAAAATGATTTTTGATATTAATTCAGATGGAGGGGTTATGGCTATTGGTAACTGCTCTATCTATTGGGGGAACTCTGAAGACCCATTCTTTGGAACTGAGAGGTTGGAAGGTTTCTTCTCTATTAACTTAGGGAATGTTTCTTTGGAACTGGGATGTATCGATCAAGACCGCCCAGGCATCTATATTACAAAATATAAAGATGGAGACATTGAGTCCTCAACGCCTGTGCTAAAGTTCTGACATCAACCAAACGGACATTGCTCCCAGGACTCATGACCACCAAAGCTCACAAGATCACTGCCACTGCCGAAAACGGCGAGATCTTCACCCGAAAAACAGCACGCACCTACAGCCACGCCGTCTATCTGGAGTTCACTTACAGCGATGGCACCGTCAAAAATGGAAAGCCCAGCTGGGCTGGCCGTCCCGATCTCGCAGGCAAGAGCCTTAAGGACACTGCCAAGGTCGCCGCAAAATACCAAGGCACCAAAGTTCACCGCTGGAATCAGGAAGTAGGCAAGTTTATCTTCACCGGCATCTTCTACGACAAGGTTCGTGCCATTTGCGTCCCCGTTAACGCCTGATCGCCAGGGGCTTCGGCCCCTTGCCAAATCCTGGCCAATGGCCTACCATTAACGCAAGCCCGAGAGGGCACCGCAAACAAGACAATGAACATTCTTCAAAACCCCTCTATTGCTGAGTTGAATCAAGACTTGGCTGATTTTCGTGAAATCTTCTGGCAACCTGTTTCCTCTGAACAAAAAGGCTGGGCGTTACAGATGATTAAGTCTATCGAGCACGAGCTTGATCAACTTCAGGCCTGAGCTACAGTCTGAATATACAAAAGGAAAGCCTCATGACCACAGCTGAACTTTTTTGCGCCGACGATCACGCTACTCAATTCTGTATCGAAATGAATATGACTAAACAGCAAGCTATCGGGGTCCGTATGTTAATCCTGCAAAACAAAGGAGCCAATCACAAGCAAGCCTTTGACAAGGTCTTAGGTGAAGGTGCCTTTGATGCCATGGCCGACCAGCTCTTTGACGAGTTCAACGCGGTCTGAGCTTATTGAAGATGGTCTGCGATCTGGTATGACAGGGGTATAGAACGCCATGCCAGATCGACGACGCAAAGGCCTTTTTGAATTCTGTAATTTGAAAACTTTTTTTCTAAAACTTTTTTTTGTAAAACTTTTTTCTTTGCCATCAGCGGTGAATCATCTTCAATTTGAAGACCTTATAGTAAAAAAATCATCTTCAATTTGAAGACCAAACATCTTCATGGTGAAGAACATCGATCTTCAATTTGAAGAACTATACTTATATATAAAGATTCTAATACAACTACAAATATATGGGTAGTAGAATTTGAGGCTAAATCCGTAAGAATTGACCACTGAAAGCTTTGGATTGCTCTGATGGCCATAAAGCTTATATCGCACGTCAGAGGCGTCTGTAAGGCTCTGTGTCATGCTCGATGGCCTTGTGTGGTGGAATGTATCATACATATAAGTATAGACGTGTTGTGGGCGATTTTTAAGGGGTGTGTTTTTGTAGTGTTGTGGGCGGGGGGACGGGCTTCGCCCTTCCGATTTGTCAATTCCTTGTAACAATTCTTCACGCCACAAGTCTTAACATTACGAATTGTTGCGGCCCCAGGCCTGGTGGCTGGCTTCACAAAAAGTTGCAAAAAGTGTAAAAAATTCACATATGATAGTGAACGGAGTTCACTTGTACTAGGTATAAATACCTAGAACAAATGTACTACTCTCAGAAGTGAGAATGATTCTCATTTCGATAGTACACCTGTACTACTTTAGGTATAAATACCTAGGCAAATATACCTAGGTAAAAATACCTATGCCAATTCTGAACTGTCATAGGTATAAATACCTAGAACAAATGTACTAGGCAAAAATACCTAGGTATAAATACCTAGAACAAATGTACTAGTCAAATAGCAAAAAAAATAGCCCAGTTGATTAACAACTAGGCATTTCTACTAAATGTAACTTAGGAGGTGATCAAGTAAGCCTCAATTAGTGCGGTTTTAGTTAGCCTCTTTTTAATGCCCGTAATTTCGCGGAGATTCTTAACAGTTAAGGTTTCAAGTTGATTGTGAAGATCTAGTAGAGGACTAATGTAAGGTTTAGGTAATTCTACTAAATGTAATTTAGTGGCTGAACTTGAGAGTGAGTCAATTATTTCAAAATAGATGACATAAAGTAACACGAAAGGGAACGCTACTGATTTTAGAATAGTGGCGAGGTTGAAGGTGTGAATTAGTGAGCAGATTTGGAAGAAAAGTTTCATTTTGGGTTGTGGGGTTAAATAACATTTAGCGAGTGTTTTTCTCGCTGAACCTAATATAACAAAAATCCGGCAGTTAAACCGGATTATTGATATATCTTAATGTTTCATTCTGTTACGATTGTGGCGGTTTGGCTTGGTTCGTATCCCGTCAGGACCTCGGTAAGCTTTCTTACTAGGTGGCGGTGGTGATACGAATTTTGATCGTGTTTGTCTAAGTGATGGATGCTGATAAGGTTCAATTGTTGATCCGAATCCTGATCGCTTGATTGCCAGGATCAGAAGAATAATCGCCAGCAAGAATAATTCAGCCATCGTATCAAACAACGTTATGGATACGACGCCATGTCACCCACGTTATCGCTTGAAGCTCAGATCCTCGGATATTGAGATCTGTTGCGACTGACGCGTAGTCATTCTTGATCTCTCTTCTCAACTTGATGCCTATTGACGGAATCTTGGCCAGCGTGATTCGCCCACCATCCCATAGCGAGAAAGCATGCCCATCTATGCAGATCTCAGGTATGCCCATAATGCAGCTATAGAATTCTTTAAGTTTTGGCCCGCTCAGGATCTCCAGGACCCGCTCAGACTTAATTGGATTCTCTGTTAAAATTCTTAACGCTTTCTTTTTATTAGCTCCAAATGTGCAGGCCTTGTAGGCAGCTGCCGATTCAGGATCTGCCTTGAAAAGGCTTAACATTGCTTCACAATCCGTGCAGTTCCGCGCCCATTTATTCCTAGGGCTCAAAGCAGCCAGGACGCCAGCTGAACATTCCAGAGAGACGTAATACCGAGCAGCCAAGCCACGAGCGATTCGGAGGGCTTGCGGATACCATAGGCGGCCATCTTCTCTCTCTTTGATTGTCGCGAGATCGTAGATCGATTTGATGTTGAGTCGATTCTGATAAGACATGGATAGAATCCTTTGAGTGTTCGGTTTGAATCTAGTTGATGATCGGGGCCAGAATCCGGCCCGTTAACATTTCTCAATCGTTGGCCATATCGTCACCGATGCATTTGATCGCGAGATTGTAGACCTGCTCATTGTCCATTTCAGTAATGCCCTCGAGGCCTGCTAGGTCTAACTGCTCCCTGATCTCGTCAAAGGTCAGTTGCGCGAGGATGGCGGCGGCTTTCGAAAATGAGTGCATGGCTGGTTCCTGTTGATGTCTTGGTCAATATAGAAAGAAACGGGATCGATTAGCGACCCCGTCAACAAGGCTTAATACTCGGTTTGATGTGAGCGGTGATGCATTGCGCGATGGATCTGGTCGATCTGCGCGGCCTTATTGTTGTAACCGGTAGCAGGGAGGCCTTGACCCTTCAGGACGCGAACCGCAAGAGCACAGCGCTCGACGGCATTTGATCCGCAGAGCAGCACGGTGGCGAAATCTGAAGCAGACTGACGATAGGTGAACATTGGATTGATTCCTTTTGGACTCCCTAATCCTACAAAGGAGGGCTGGCCTCTTGCGACTCAGCATGGTCGATTGTTATATAACTTAACATTGAGTAGGATTGCCTAGGTATAAATACCTACCCACCCCCACCCCGATTTCTGCGAAAGCCCCGGCAGGCACACCCCTCAGAAAATCTGTAGAAAATTCCAAAACAGGTATACTAGCTGGACATAGGGTTTAGTGGTTTCAATGACCTGGAGTTTAACGTATACGCAAGCTGCAGATGCGACTTACGGGTCGTCTGTGGATGCATTCACGACGTATTTTTTCGATACATATTTAAGTGGGAAGACAGGGTTTACGGTTGGAGCTGGTAGTGATTCATATGAGAGGGTATTAAAGTTAACGTTTAATGACATCAAGGGCAGTACATCGAGTAGTTATTTATGGTATAACTGGTCATCTTCAAGTAGCGCGACTTGTATTCAGTATGAGAACGAGAGATATTCAACAACACCTGGGGACAGTGGAGATTTAAGTACAGGTAACGCTATGGGGCAAAGTACTGCTCCAACTCTAGGTAGTTGGAGGATATGGGAGAGTGATGAGAAGGCTGATGCATTTCTTGTTACGAAAGGAAAGGTTGGCCAATGGTTTTGGCCTGGTGTAGGTAGTGGGAAGTGGAATTTATATCGTGGGCTATCATGGGCAGCTGGGGCAGACAATCCGAATACGTGTGTAGGATTTGCAACTCAGTCTTCTGACGGGATACCTTTTTGTAATGCTCCGCTTGCTACTGCCGGCAGTTCTGCCGAGTATAGTTTATTTCCTAATATTAGTAACGTTGGAGACGCTACTTACGGAGGATTAGAGGGTTCGTTTCTTTTCGAGGGAGCAGGATTTAACTATAGTAGGACTGGCTATGGTAGTTCTGGTATAGCTTATCCTACGCCTTGTATTCCCGGTGGAGCGAGTGATCAAGGAGTGATAATGCCATCCAACGGCACTGTTGATTCCGCAAACTGTGACATAGGAAATGGTCAATTAATTCAGAATAGTACTGATAATAAGTATTATTATTACATGTCAGGGAGCTTAGTCAAACCTACTTTTGTGCTTGACTTTGGCACTACCGAACCTATTTTTACTTGATATGGCAGCCGACAACACTTTGACTTTCACGAATATTTCACTTGCAGGCGTGAATATGGATTCAAGTGCCTTCACTGTAACGTCAGTAGCCGCAATTAAGATTGGCTCTTCGGTTCTCAGTCAGAGTGAATGGGCTGGAGGAGGGGGAGGAGGATCTAGCAGGCCAAGTACTGGATTTTTGTATCCAAGGGGGCAGGGATAAATAAAATCAAGCTAAATCCCTTAACCAATCTCGTTCTTGTGGTTCAAGGAGGTAAATAAGTCGATTCATAGTATTTTTTGCTTGATCCTCTTCCATAAAATGATAGATTTTAGTTAGTATTTGCAATACTGCGTCTTTTTGTCGGCATCTAACAGCTAACAGTAATCCTAATGAAAGATTTAGCACGGTTTTAGAATTTAGCGCAGGTCCCGTTTGCTTCATTATACCGCTGGAACCCTAGCTTTGACCGCATAGTGTGCCAAATGGCTGTTCTTGATACGACCGGACTTTGGAGTTCTGGTGATGATTATAAAGTTATCAAGGCTTTAGGTCTTCCTTTTGGCAGTTATGTTCAGGATTGCACTATTACGTGTATGAATGACCTGCAAACGATGTCTACGCAGGCACAACAGGATGTTATAGACCTTTTAGTTGATTATGACGCAGCCGATGCGGCTCAAAGTACTCAAAATCTTAGTAATACCGAAGGTAAAACCCTTATTGAAGCCGATGTCCTTAAGTGGGAGGTTACTAGTAGTGGATTGACCGGTCCAGAGTCAGAGAAGAATCGTGTTCAATATGAATTATCTCAAATCTTTGCATTCTGCACTTGTTTGAGTGCCTATCTGGGTGGCGTAGGATCGACTACAGCCTTGATTCGCTCTTAAATGGCTCTCTGGTAACCTGTAATCAACTTAGATCTTCCCTATGGACATTCACCCTGAGATGAACGAAGGTCCCATAGGAGAGCTTATGCGATCAGTTGGAAAAACTGACACTGTTGACGCTTGGTGTACGGGTTGCAATAGTTTTACTAAGATGAATGCAGCTTATGCTGTGTATCTTCAAGGCGAAATCAGTTCGTGTTCAAAATGTAGAAAACAATAATTAACGGAGTTATACTGGAAGACTAGGTGGACTAAGTCAGAGACGCATGGCATCCCCGCTATTGGTTTATGAGAACGGGCGGCTGCTGGTCCCAGATGAGGGCACAGTCACGCAAGTCGGTGGCCGGTGGGTAACTTCCCAAGCGAACGCCTACTTAGTCAAACTATTTATCAAAAGGTCTCAGGGGACTGGCGTCTCGTCAGGAGGTAAAAAGTTACCACTGGAGTCTCAGTTAAATGGTGAGATGTTACCGGGAGCAAGTGGAGATTCTTTCTTTTATCGTGGGTATGCCCTTGAATATGCTCCGGTGGCTGCAGACTGGGATCTGACAACATCAGACGAGACTGGGTTAGCATGGGCTCAAGTGACGACACAGTTTCCATGGCTTTCTGCAGGCCGTAGCTGCCAGTTTCGCTTTGGACAGGACCAAATTATGCCCAGCACGAAGATTCAACGCTCTAGCGGCGTTTTTGGAGGAGAAGGCGTCGATCAAATAATCTATCAAGAGATTGGCGGCGTTCAGATACAGTTAACAGGTGGAGAGGTACAAAACTAATGGATGGATTTAAAGCTTCTCTTCAACTTTTGCCTCCTAAGGTAAAAGTCAGTTGGAAAAACCCTGTGCTGAGAGCTAAGGCTGACATGGCATTACTAAAAGGCATGCGCCAGGGAGCTAGGGCCGTAACCACTAAGCTAGAAATAGCTTTAGACCAAGCGATGGATTCAAGGATTTGGAACTGGACTGGAATGACCTTAAGAGATAATGGTTCGCAAGTATTTACTCCGCGTAATATTGTAGACATGGGAGACTTGAAAGCTTCTAGAGATGTCAGGTATGCTCATTACCCTAACATGACAGCTTGGACTATTAAGTACAATTCTCCCTATGCTAATATGACTCATTACGGAGGATATATACAGCCTTATGGTAATAAAAGTGCAAGAGCTGTTTATCTTCCTCCTAGACCATGGATTGAGTCAGTACTAAAAGGCGGAAACGGTATAACAAAAGTAGATCTCCGTACTCCGTATGGAGAAGCCATTAGAGATGCTTGGGCCAGTATGTAGGTGAGTAGGTACAATACATCAGACTTAAAAGAAAGATGGCCAAAAAGAAAGTTACGCTGCCTTTTCTTGTTGCTCCTCGGCGTGCTCCTGTTTTGGAGACCTTAGGTGATGAAGACTCAGGCCAGATTGAAATTGAACGAAAAGGTTACTTAACTGTAGCAGAAAAAAGTTTCATGCAACAGGCTGGCGCTTCTGACGAGACAGTAGGTCGTTTGCAGCGATTATCTGGCAAAATTTCAAGAGAAAACGGAGTCCAAGCTCAAGAGGTTATTCAAAAACTCGGCGAGGGAGACCTCGGTGCAGATTGTTTTATTGGTTATGAGGAAGAAGTAGACGAACTTATCAGTGTCTTAAGCGTATATGAGCAACGCCGCAAGGCGATTGCTGCTAGCTGCTTGATCTTGTTTCGTCTCTCTCAAGACTGGACTATCGATCAAACAATGAATTTACATCCTGATCTAGTCGAAGAATTGTATGACCTTTTTTTAGACGAAGACAATAGATCGACGGAAGCTTTTGAGAAAAACGAAGAGGAGCTCGTTACTGAGGGAAAATAGCAGCGGGAGAGCAAAATATTCCATTTGAAACGTTCTACTGGCGTCTCAAATGGCTCTTTCCTGGTGATCCAGACTTTACAGTAGGTAAATATGGAGAGCTCTCATATGGCTATGTCCTGAATGCTATCAAAAGAGGCATGGAAATGCATCAGACTGGTCTGTATGAGAGCGAACTCCCCGTCGCTCAGCAGACCGTCTTACTGGCCAATCAGCAAAGGGATCCGAAGAAGAAAGCGGAAGCGTACAAGATAGAAGACTTTTCTTTCTTCAAACCAAAAGATTCAAGCAAATTACCTTCTTCTAAGTACGGTTCAGCTGCACTTGCTATGGTCAAAGATGGGAGTTTCCCCCCGTGGGCTTTGTTCTGCTTTAAAGAGCTTTCTTCAATAGCTGATCCTGGGTACGTTCCTGGGATCTCTGGATTCGTATCAGAAGATGCTATCTTGCTGCATCCAGTCAAAGCCGAGGCAGGATATAAAGGCCTTCTGATTGCAAAAGAAAGCGCGAGCAATCAAGTAAGGCGATTTAACGATGGGAGAGGAAGCAGCTTAATGCTGAGTGTGCCCTTTATTCACACTAAAATTATAGCAGAAGAAGATATTACTCTTTACCCGTAGGCCATGACCCCATTATCTTATTAGCATAATCATCGACAATACGAGAGTCTTCTTCATCGTATGGACCAAAGTCAGACAGCCCGCGAGAAAGCCATTGCTTGATTCTCCATTCTCCTGCAATAGAATAGAAGGGTTGCATTTTGTACCATGCTATCCACTCCTGACTCGATTTATTCTGGTTGCATTCCATACAAGCGGGGATACAATTACTGGTGCGGTCTTCACCGCCTGCCGACTTAGGCCTTACATGATCTACGGTTAGGCTTTCGTCGTCGATAGGAGTTCGACCACAGTAGGCACACCGATTGTTCCAGCATTCTTTGATAGCATTGCGCCATTGATGACGCGCCTCTCTTCGGGTTAAAGCAGACATGTTGAATAAGTAATCTGACATTCGCTCATAAACGGGAGCGTGATCCTGCGGATGAAACATCAGATTATTATCCAAACATAGCCACTGAGAACGAGTTCTTTAATCTTTGGCTGCACGGGGCCTCCAGTGGTATGTCTTGCCTTTATTCTACCGGTAGCGGCATACTAGGAACGACGATTACAAGCTCTATGACTCAGCAATTTCCCGTTACGGCTCAGGTTGTTTATGATGCGCTGGCTGCTGATTCAGTTTTCACAAGTCTTCTTGGCACCTATAACTTTGAATCAGGCAGTGGTACAACTACGGCATTATCTGTCGTAAGCGCTGGAGAAGACTTGCCAGAGATTAGAAATGTACAAGGAATAGAATGCGTTATTCAAGATGCCGGAACAGCAGTTCTGCAGTCTTACCTCACAGATGTCTCAGATATAGTTATTACTTGGAACGTTTTTTTGATTGCTTGGGAACCTTCGAAGGGCAGAGATTTGCAAGAGGCTTCAAATAGAATAATGAGTCGCTTTGTTGGATCTGAAGCTGTTCAAACAGTCGCCACTCCTGATGGATTGGGTTCTCTTGTGCAAACAAAAATCTTCATCAAGTCAAATATGCCTATCAATCCACTCTGAAAAATGTTTTGATTGGAAATATAAGATAACGGGCCGAGAAGGTCCGAGCTACCTTCACTCGGGCTAAGCCCGTTCCCTATATATGGCAAATTTTTCTGCTGCCTTCGGGTACGATTTCTTCATTGTTCCTTTGGCCTCAGCTTCTATTGATGTAACTTTCGCTGGAATCACATCTGCTGATTCACCTACAAACGGTTTTATCGACACTACCACTTTGGCCTCTGGGGCCGTCACCTATTCCGCCGGTGTTTTTACAGTAGGAGGCACTACTTTTGCTATGGACGGAACAGACGATCCCGTCCGTCTGGCTGGTTTGACTGCCGCATCTTTGGAAACCGACACGGGCTCTGAAGACATCTATACTTATGATAACAGCACTAAAGGTTTCAATCAGGCTGTTGCTACCACCAAGAGCTTCTCTATCTCCCTTTCTGGTGTTGCTGATTTCAAAGATGTAGGATATCAAATCCTTCGCTTGACCGAAGCTAATACCGTGGCTGACAGTCTTCGAGTTAAGCTCGTGCGCAAGGGCCCTACGGGAACCGTTGAAACCGTTTACGGTTACGGCACCCTTTCGGGCTACACAGAAAGCAACGAGGTTTCGTCAATCGTTTCCTGGGAATGCTCTATCACAGGATATGCAGCTTACCAGCTTGAGCTTGACCCGATCTCTTGATCGGCTTAAAGCTTCTTTTTATCATACAAGACCCCATTTGGGGTCTTTTTATTGGGAAGACTAGGCCAGCTCTGGGTTCGACGTGGCTGAAAATTTAGTATTTAACCTTGACGTCGACAATAGTAAGGCTGTAGAAGCTGTAAATAACTTTTTTGAAAGTTTCGATAAAGGTTCGCTGCAAGCGAAGTCAAAATTAAATGCGGCTTTTAACCAGAAACTTGAAACTCAAGTTAAGGTAGAATTTAAAAATGGCAAACTCGTAACAAAAGAAATACAGAAGATCAGACAAGAATCAAACAGGCTAGGTGAGATACATAAAGCCGTGAATGGCGAGTTGGGCAAAACTCCAAATCAACTTAAAAAACAAAGTCAAATTCTTAAAGCACTTTTAGGTGATACTCAAAAGTTCAAGAATGGAACAAAACAAGTTACGGAAGAATTTAAGACTTTAACGGCCAGGATCAAGAAAGTTGGCAAGGAGATGGAAAAGGTTGGACAGTCTTCTGGAGTGATTGACAAGATTGGTGCCAGGTTTGCTCTTATTCAGACTGCCGCAAATTTGGCTACTACCGGCGTCTTGAAGATCGTTCAAGGTATTGGTCAGTTTGCGGCGTCAGCCGTGGAAATGGAGACATTGACTCTTCAGTTAGAAGGTTTTACGGGAGGCGCAAAACAAGCCGACGCAGCATTTGCTCAATTCATTGAGATCGCAGCAGCTAGCCCGTTTGACCTTAAGCAGGTAGCCAATGCAGCCAAGATCATGATGGCTTTCGGTATGTCGACTGAAGAAGCCGTACAGGCAACAGAGCAGCTGGCTGTTGTCTCAGCGGCTACTGGTGGAGATATTAATTTACTGGGAAGAAACATGGGGCAAATTGTGGCTCAGGGTCGAGCTTATACTCGTGACTTGACTCAATTTGCTATCCAGGGTGTTCCTATCTGGGACTCACTTGCTGACGTAACAGGAAAAAGTGTTGTAGCACTCAAGGAGATGGCTGCAGAAGGAAAAATAACTGGAACAGAAGTTACAGCTGCCCTTAAAAGCATGACAGCAGAAGGCACAAGCTTTCGTGAAATTGCCGACAGAATGCAAGAGACTTTTGCTGGTCGTTTAGCCAAAATTGCTGCTTCTTTCCAAGCTCTGGCCAAAGAAATTATCGATGCTTTTAACGAAATAGATGATTCTATGGGTGGAGCTCTTTCGGAACCTATGGAGGCTTTTTCAGAATTAATATTCGATCTGAGTGATGGAATAAAAAAAATGGCTAAAGATATAACTGACAATATGGTTGTGATCAAAGGAGCCATAGAAGGGGCTGCATTAGCTTTGGGAGGGCTTATTACGGCCACAGGAATATATTATGGCCTTCAGAATGCGGGCGCGATTTTGGCAATCGTAAAAGCTCTTGGCGGGATTAGGCATGTAATGAAGCTAATAACAATGCAAACTTGGTTTGCTGTTAAGGCTAAAGCGGCCCTATTGGGGCTTAGCGGCCCGAAGGGCTGGGCCATCCTGGCGGTAGGAGTAGGCGCGGCAGCTGGAGCGATGGCTGCGCTCAAGGCTAAGACGGACGAGGAAACAGCGGCGGCAAAAGAACTAGAGGGAAGCGTTGATGGAGTAAAGGAAGGCTTCGAAGAGGCTAACGAAGCAGCCTCTCAGGGCGGCATGAAAGAGGCCTTGAAAGCGTCTCGAGATGCAGCTCAAGGCGCTAAAGAGGCTCTTGATCAAGGTGTCGAAACTCTAAAAAGCCAAAAGGAAGCTATCAAGGAGCGATATGAAAAGGAAAGGACAGAGATCCAATCAACCAGGGAAAAAGTAAAAGAAAGGATGGATGGCGAAAAGGCTGCCTACGATACAGCCGTAGCTAATGTGAACGCACGCTACGACGCCGAGGATTCTCGCCTTAACAGTATTCTCGCAAAAGTAAGAGAACGTTATGACTTAGAGATTGGACAGCTAAGTCAGAGAGGGCCCGCCGAGCAACAACTTTATAACTTTCAAAAACAACAGCTTGCGCAAAAAATAAGTAGTGGGAAGCTTGATAACGAAGCGTTGCTAAGTGCTAGAGCGCGTTTAGAAAGAATGAATAGGCAAGAACAGATTGAGCGATTAAGGATCGAAAAGAAAAAAGAGGAGAGCGTAATAATGGATCGACAGAAGAGACTAGAGAAGGACAGAGAAGATATTTTAACTAGGACAAAAAAAATGCATGAGGACATGATGGCAAAGCTTCAAGAAGATTACGACAGCCTGTCGAAAAAATTAAAGAGAAACAAAAAGGAACAGGCCGAAGTAGTCGACGAGATAGACAACGCTATGAAGGGAGCTAAAAGGCTCGGGGTTACTGTAGATATTACCAACTCGGCGGTTAGCACACAGATAAGCCTGGTAAACAATCTTGCAGACAGTTACGCCACTGCAGCAGAGCAGGCTGAAAGGCTAGCAAGGGCTGCGCAAAATGCATCCGCATTAGAGGGTGACGGAACGCAAGCATTTAATAATGCATTGAATAGCAGGTTTGCAGGAGGGCCTGTATCGGGCGGAAGCTCTTACACTGTCAACGAATTAGGCAAAGAAGCATTTCTGTCCGCCAGTGGTCGGCTAAGCATGATCAACGCTCCTTCTTACGGGAAATGGAAAGCTCCTTCGTCAGGGACAGTCATCCCGGCTCACATGACAAGAAGGCTTAACGTGCCAAGTGGCGGCGTCAATTTAAACAAGGTTTCAAGCACGCCTAGCGGTGGAACAAGCACGAACAGACTGATTTCCGCACTTCTGGGAGCTGTAGGCGGAGACACTGTTACTAACAATGTCACGATAGAGTCAGCTAATACTACACAAGCTGCCAGCGACATAATGGTTCAACTGGCTAAACTCAAGAGACTTCGGTATAATTGATCAGACAGGGACCTTTTATGTTTGACTTTGGCAAGCCAGAAGACACTGCTACTCTATTTCGTGAAAGTGCTCTCAGGATGAAAGGCCCTGCCTTGCCGGACTGTTCCTTGAATGAAATGGAAGAGCAAGACTTGCGAAATACATTGACTTATCTGTATTCAGCCGTCAGGAACGCCCTTGAAGAGGGTATTGAAGAGGAAGCCCTTGAAATACTCGTAGCAGAGTACGACGAGGTCTTCGTGGCTCTAGCAGAGGCCTCTGACAGGTTTAGGAGCATGGTAAAGAATGGCAAGCATCAGGTTGTCTTGGGCGTGACAAGAGAAAACGTTGACAAATATAGGAAGCTAGCTGGCGTCTGGAGTTCGGAATCCTAGCACCAGCTAGGCCCCTGAGATGTCGCAGATCGGAGTATCGTACACGCCATCGGGTGGGACGCCCGTTTATAGCTTTACTTTTGAGAATTTTACAGACAATGCGTTGCCAAGGACCTATCAAGCAAACGCTTCTTTTAGCCAGTCTGCGAATGGAACATCTATAATTTCAGGTCCGGCATACAGACAGAAATACATTTGGGCTATTTCTGCCCTAGTCCCTACGGCTGAAGCTACCTCATTCGATACTATGTTCCAAGCTTGGGACACAGACCGCTCCAATGGGTTAGCGGCGGCCTGTGGGGTCACTGATGAGACTTTCGGTTCAACTGTTAGCAGTAGCGCTGTTTTCTCAACTCCACCTTCTTATCTAAGGATGGGTCCCGGATTCACTTTGGTCGCTTTCGGATTAACGGAGGTTTGATATGTCATTTTTAGCTAATAACACTAGAGTATCTTCCTTAACTATTAATGGAGTTGATTATACTTCAGCGTTCTTAGAGTGGCAGGTATCTGATCTGAGCGCCTATAAAAACGGATGTATTCAGACGACTGGCAGATTGACATTAGGAACTTATCGCGGAGGTCCGATCATTGAGGATTATGATCGGGATAATTTTCGCAGAGGTGTTCCAGTTGTCTTAGACCTAGTAGAGCCAGGAGGTTCTACTTATAGGCATCCGCGTGGATACTTGCACGTTATTTCAGTTAATTATGACGTAGAATCAGAACAGCTTCAGGTCGAGCTCGGATGTCGCCTTGTTCTAATGGCATTGACGGAAAGGATTGATGACTTGCTGTCAATTGTTCCTATACCTTTAGATGTCGCTCAGGAAACTTATCCGAATTGTTCAGCGGCCTTCGCTTCTGCCGGTAAATACGTTTATCAGACAAACACTGGAACGCTGGCTATTGGGACTCTCTTTGATGGTGATAGCTATAACAGCTTCGCGAGTGGAGAGTGGATATCCGTTCTTGGCGTCACAACAGAAAGCGTCGCTCCTCTAGCTGGAACAGAAGCGATACCAGATGAGATTAAACTTTCATATCAAGTTCCAGAAGGGTTGGCGAACACAGATAACAGAGGACAAGTAGATACTGTTGAGGAGACGTCTTATTACTTTGTTCGATATCCTGCCACTATATATGTTCGGAAAAACAGTGATGCTACTTCTGCGAACCCGAATGGAACTCTTGGCAATATTACTACAGTAGCCACTGGCTCGGCAACTGGCAGCGGTGATAACGCTTGTGGAAACAGTCCTGACCAGCCTGCAGACAACGGAAGTGACGGGACTACTAACGACTCTTGCAACGACGGATATCGATTAACGCAAGAGTCTCTCTATCTTCCTGCGACAAGAACAACAACCACTGTGACTACTTACGATGCTCCAGGAGCTCAAGTCTCTAAAGTACAGTCCGAGTTGAGGGGCCCTGCTGTTGAAGCGAACAATCAGTATTTCGCTGACAAGTTTGCTTATTGTCGAAGTGTCTGGGCTACTGCTTGTCAGCCAAACGCTAGCTGTCCATATGAAGGGATGAACGAAATATTACTGGGTTACCAAAGTGTCAATAATTACTATGGAGAAGCTAACGAGTTAGTCAAAACTGTTTTAGAGCAGTGGGTTCCAACTCTTTCGGCAGCACAGCCCAGTAACTGGAGGTCTGGGGTTAGTAATGGAGTTCCCCAAGATTTCAATCAAAATGTTAGCCTTACTGATATGTACAGAGACAGTAGGGTCGAAACGACTTATTATCGTGAGAACAATGTTAATGTTCAAAAAGTAGAGACTTATAGAAGCATCGCCTCTAGAGGGTCTGGCATATCAACTTCGATAGATGCACTTCAGGGAATAAAGACCACAAACATCAGAAAGTCATCATCAAACACCACCGTTGACTCGGCTCCTGACAGGGTCAATGGAGCGACAACAAGTTTAAAAGAAAAAGAAGCTTCTTTGCCACTTTTTTCAGGAAGATACAGGACTCCTCCTACTGAATCTGGTCCTTACATTTTAAAAGAGCAAATTCCAATCCCTCTCCTTTTGGGCTCTGACACTGAGATCAGTGCAGCGTTAGCTACATATGAAAACTATATCGAAAGATGCGTTAAAGGAGATGCTTTTGGATTGCAGCTGGGCGAATCTCTTAGATCTGAGATAGTAACAAACTGGAGGCCGGGAATGCCTTTTCGTTACTGCGATCCCTCTAAGAACAAGATCGTAGCAATGCGCATGGATGCTACAACTTGGGGGGTTAGCAGAGATGAATCTGCTTTTGTTACGAACGGTTTGTGGATAGGCTTCTCTAACGGAACATTAACGATTCCCAGTAACCTTGTTGGGGACTCGCGGCCAGACATGGGCAGTGGTACTCAGCCACCGGTTGCGCCAGTCTCTTCAGCGATAGTCAATGAAACATCCATTGACAGCGGAAGCTTTTCTTGGAATGTTGATGTTGAGCTTCAATTCAGTTGTGAGTTGAAGGCTTATGGGAATGATGGAATTGTTCCTGTCATACCTTTAGACCTTTCTTACAATGCATACGCCACCATGACCTGTTTTGCAGAGGGAGCTGTTGTAGCAGCTGGAGATCTTCTTGCGACAGACGGAACAGGTAGTGTTCCCTTGGAATATGCTGGAAGCCTTGTCGTAACAGACGCTACGGTAGTAGATGCTGACTTGTTTAGTTGATAGGAATCCTACATCGATTCTACTGATGTGCCATGGCAATCGCGGCTAAGATATCAAGCACTGAACTCACGGCTCAGGTTACTGATCGATTTTCAGGCAAATACCTAGAGGCTCGCTTGATTGATGCCAGCGGCACTACTTACGAGCCAGGGATCACAGTTGACGCAACCTTCTTGGGTTTCGAGGTAACGGCTGGCACTGGTGGATATAAACGTAAGGTTATAAATTACATCCCAAGCGATGTTAGTAACTATTCTGATGACGGAGTAGGACTGACGACAAAGGCTACTATTTTTGCTCATGATGGAGGTAGTACAAGTATTGACTTTTCTCATGCGGCACTCGTGTGGAGCCTTGGCAACGTTCTAACCCTTGGGTCTGTTGGAACTGCTCCTTCTGCTGGAGTCGACGGCACTTATACGAATATACCCATTGACACAACTGACAACTCTGGGATTGGGCTGACTGTAGACTTGACGATTACGAATAGTGGTGCAAGTGCTTCTGATTACGCATTGACAGTGAATTATCCCGGATACAATTATGCAGCCGCTGATGTCCTGACTATATTAGAGGGCACCTTGAGCGGACTCGGAGCAGTCGTAGCAGGAGCAGGCAATCTTGCCCTTACCGTTGCGACTGCCAACACTCCCACCAACGCCGGAAATATTCTCGCCGTAGCGCAAACATCTTCTGACGTTGTTCTTACAGCTGGAAACGAAGCTGTCTTTTACTGGAATTTAAAACAATTCGGATATTACTCTGTGTAATAATGGCACTACTCGATTCTCTAAAACAAACCAATCTGGCCAGCAGGATGGCGGAACTTGAGTTCCGCGCTTCTGACATCACGATTGTCGGTGATTTTCTTGGTAGTGTGACCGGTTTTTGGTTAAAGCTGGGTGACAGAGGAGAAGGATTGGTATTGTATAACAATAAAACTTACATTACGAAGCCTATCGGATTCACATCAGTTCCTAGAGGGACAGAGGTTGAGCTTAGCTATGCTAACGGTATTTACTACAGCAAATTTTAATTATGGCAATCAATCGACTATCAATATCATCACAGTCAATCAAGACCAACACAGAGGCTGTTATAGAGGTTCTTTACACAGAGCCTCCGGCTGCAGATGAACTCCTTAGTCCAGCTCAAACGCCGGGCAAACTTGTAGCCTACTACAATGGCAGCAATGATACGACGAAGCTTTATATCGTAAGCCGTTCTGGACTTCGAATGCTTCCAATGTAATGGCCATAAACAACCCTATAATTGCAGCTAATTCTACGGTCTCAAGGGCCGAGGTAAAAACAGTTATTGGCTTACTATCGCCTGTTGCGCCTCCCGAACCTTTTACCACTGTCGTAGATGGGACTATCACGACAGTAACATTTGAAGGTGCGGTAGAAGGACAAATGGTTTTTGTGTTATCAGGTGATCAGCTTTACACAACTCCCTATGTATTCGTCAATACAACTAGTGGGACTGGCGTTGATACTCTTGAATGGAAGAGAGTGTTTACATCAGGAGTAATTGAAGACCCAAGGACAGGACAGCCTAAAGATTCCCTGTCTGGTTTCTATACAAACTAGGTATACTATCGCAGTTCAGGATTCGAAATGTCGGATTCTTTTTATAGCAAAAGTAATAATAACAAACGTCAAGATGCTGCTTGGGATTTTATAAATGGTGGCAACGTAGGTAATCGGCTTCAGATAGTAGGATCCAATCATCAGGGCTGCATAGATAGCAGTGACTGTGGATCGGGGTGGCGATGTAGCGGCGGAATCTGTCGGCAGAAAGGCGCTAGCGCTGGCTCTCGTAGTTATGGAGACGATACGGGTTGCGGAACCGGTAGCAGCGGAGGTAGTTCTGGAGGGGGTGGAGGGCTTTGTGGGACTGGAACGGATCAATATATTTTTACAGGAGAAGAAGAGTTTATTGAATTTTACAACGAGCTCACAGTAGATCAAAATGATCCTTCCTCTGGACAAGTAAGAGCCGGAGATGTTGTCAAGCGCGAGCTTTTGAAAAAGGCTGAGGGCAATTCCGGATGGGGACTCTGGGGAGTATCTCTTAACGGCAAATGCTTGAAGACTGGATGCGGAGGTTATGGAAAAATCGGAAACAACGATCCTGATATTTGTTGTGGTCAGGGGCGCTGTTGCAGGTTCGGGGGAGGAGGATTTGTTCAATGTTTTTGCGGAGACTGTCCTCCTCCTCCTGGCGATTGCAACAAATGGTGTGCTGATTATTTATCTGCTAATGGTGAACTAGGCGCAGGGTGCCATGACGGAAACAGTTGTAGTGAATGTGAAGATTGTCGCGAGGGTGACAACGGAGCATACAATTGTAAAAAATCATATGATGCTCCTTGTCATTGCGAAGGAAATCGATGCCATCTAAAGTGTGACGTATGTGGTGACGACGGAGTTTGTAGAGATGACTGCAGTTCGTGTCAGACTTGTTACACAACATTTGCACCTTGCGATTGTGGCACTATTAAGGTAGTATGCTGCTATTCTGCGTGTGATCAAACAAAAGGATTTACCGAATGTCGCGATAGCGTAGATTGTGCCAAGGAATGTGGAACTCCGCCAGGAGCTGATCCTTGTGAAGGGAAATGTACAGGCGTTACTTGGTGCGAAGGTGATCAGCCAGAGCCGCCTTGTCCAGCTAAAAGTACTTGTACGGGTAATGGATTTATCACGGCAGGAGGCAAGACCTGCCACATCAGGACAGACTGTGATAAGTCAGGTGTTCCTGATACCTGTGGATTCTGTGATTGCAACTGCGACAACGATTGCCCCGATTGCCAGATCTGTAATGAAACTACAGGAAAGTGTGTTCCTGATCCAAAATGCAATAAATACTATCGCGCAATTTTGGTGCAATTGGTTTTGGAAGCCACCTCAAATCCATCGGCCATAGGTGGGTGCTCTATCGGGCCAATCACTAAAGGCAGTACCATACCTGGGCAATGGAGTGGAAATTTAGCGGACCCGAACGACCTTGGGCTGGCTTATCAATGGGTGAAAGCAGGATCTAATGGCCCTTGGAGTCAGTGTTCTTCGTATTATGCCGGTTGTGAGCCTGCTCTCGGCTGTTTTAACGACGCAGGCTACGATTTTTTTAATCCGCTCAGAAGAGATGGTAGCCCTATTGGAGGTAGGCACGGGCGGCAAAGATTCGAAGGAAGCTACAGCTATAGTAGACAACATGACAACTCAATAAGGACTACCGTACCTCTCGGAACTTTTCTCATTGTCGGGTATGGAGATACCTCCTCCGATGCAGCCGCTGACGCCAACGCGAAGTTGGTTGCATTTAAAGCAGCTGAGGGTCACACTTGACGTAGTCAGGTAGCTAATGCCTGCATTTTTTGGAATCCTAGCCTAGTTTTAGTTCTGCTGTGGCTGTATTTCCTGATCGCATAGTACTAAAGAATTCCAGCGACGCTGCAGCTGATATTGTTTCAGCTATTGAAAACGGAGGAACTGACGAGATCACTCAGGGAGAGATCGTTTTAGGTCTTGAAGCTTCTGTTGTAAGCCTGTACACACTCGACTCTCTCGGAAATATTGTAACAATTAGCGGTGGAGGAGGTTCTGGCGGATTGGTCTTTTGGGGTGGCGGTGACTTTACCACTGGAACATCTGATGGAGCCGTACCTGATGGTGGTGAATTCACGTAGTCTTCGGCATTCTAGTCCAGGCAGAATCTTGTTATGACAGTCCCTTCTTATCGCGTACCTGTACGAGTAGCTCGCGGTACGTTGTCTGCTCTGACGGCGGGATTAGCGAGTCTTGAAGAAGGTGAGCTGTGTTACGCGACAGACCTTGACGTATTATACATAATAGAAGGTGGAGCTCTTACCGCAACAGTAACTCAAGTTAATTTAGTAAGTGATACAAGTCCTCAGCTTGGTGGTTCTTTAGACACTAATAGTTTTGAAATTATAACTACCAGTGCAGGCAACGTTCAAATAGCACCTGACACTACAGGTGTTCTTGAACTAAGAGGGAACACTGGTAATGATGCGGCCATTCAGTTAAACTGCGAAGCAAATACTCACGGCGTTAAGATTAAAGCGCCTCCTCATAGTGCTGGCGCAACATACACTCTTGTTCTTCCTGGCGATACTGGGTCAAGTGGACAAGCCCTTACTACAGACGGCAGTGGAGGCTTGTCGTGGGCAACTCCAAGCACGGTTGGCTCTATTGGTGATCTGTCCGATGTAGACACTACTACAAATCCGCCTACAGACGGGCAAGTTCTGACCTGGGTTAATGCGGATTCAGAGTGGCAACCGATCAATTCGGCTGGAGGTGGAGGTTACACTGATCCACTAACGACTAATGGCGATGTCGTAATAAGGTCTGGAGGATCAACAATAAGGCTGGGCATCGGGAATGAGTCTCAAGTATTGACATGTTCTAGTGGGCTCCCTGTATGGGCTGACGCTACTGGTGGCGGTGGCGGTGGATCTACAACTACTCGACTAACAGAGACTCAAACGGCTTCTTCTGGTGTAGCTACTTTTGTCGGGCTCGGACACTCTGGGACTATCTTAAAAGTTACATCATCTTTAGACGCTTGGATTGTTCTTTACGGTTCTGCTGCAGAAAGAACATCAGACTCCAGTAGATCTTATTCTGCTGATCCTTCTACAGGTTCTGGTGTTTTGGCGGAATTTTATATTACTGCTGGGAGCACTTTAGTAGCGACTCCAAGTACTTCCTATTTTAATAATGACACTTCCGTTACTGAGGCTATTTACGCAGCGGTCAGGAGTCAGGCTGGGAATGATGTAAATTCAGCTATAGGCATTACAACCTATGGGAATCAAGCAATCACTTCTGTTTCTGGGGGGACCTTTGGCAGCGGCTAGGAATACTAGCCCAGACTAAATTACTCGAATGGCTGATCTTACTGCTCCCATCAAGCCCAAGAAAAGCAGTGTAGCTAGTGAGGTTCCATCGTCCTCTGATCTTGAAGTTGCAGAACTTGCTGTAAATACAGCCGATGGAAAACTTTTTGTTAAGCATACTGATAATTCCATAAGAGAGATTAGTGGTGGTGGTGGCGCTGCCACTCTAGGCGCTCTAAATGACGTCAATACAACAAATCCCTCGCCAGCTTTCTCGGCTGATTTCGAGGGGCTTTACCCGTATGTTACAAAAACAGGCAGCGCGAGCACAGATCAAGCCAAGACTGGTACTACTTCATTCAAAGGAACCGATTCTTATGGGTCCCTAGATTTTGGAACAGTTCTTCAGTCTACTACGAAACGATATGACTGTTGGTCCTTTTGGGTCTATAACACCAATGCTCTTGATTCAACCTATAGAGTTTCACTAGGCGGCACGTTGCCATCTCTTAGTTCCGGTGCTGGCTACAGTATTTATACTAGAGATACTGGCTTTGGCCTATACAGTAACAATACTTTTAATGAAGTCGGAACTCGCCCTACCATAGCAGCAAACCAGTGGCATCATTTTGCAGTGCAAGTTGACTTTGGGTCATCGAGTGGATTGACTAGAGTTCCGGCCTCGGTGTCTGTTTGGGTTGACGGCAGTATTGCTGTGATCAACGAGACGTGGCCTCAAGCATTGGCTGCTTATTCAACAGAGTCTCAGGTCTTGAAATATGCTTGGGCTAGTTCGAGCTCGGGTACGAGTCACAACAAATACTATGACGATTTAAGGATTTGCCAGACAGATAGTCCGATTACTTCGATGACTACTTCAACAATTGTAGAAGCAGATTATGACGCAGCTGTTGACGCAGTCCAAGTAGATCTTCTTCCTCTTATGGGGTTAGTATATAATGGGAACAAATGGGTGCCTGGATGGCCAAGATTCTATCCTCCAGCCGATGGAAGTCTTGCCTATAGCGTACTCGAAGGAACAAGTTATTCTTCGGGATCTCTTGAAATTACTGATTTAGATCAGATTCCTTTTTCTAGTGCAGACGTCCCATCGGGAGAAG